ATAAATGAACGTAAACATTAAAATAAATCAAAACGATTTAATGAAATTGTCTAAAAAATTAGACAAAATGCGTGCGTTCGAATCCAAAACCGTTTCCAATGAATTAGGAAAAACCGGTTTAGAAATTGTGCGTTTGGCAAAACGTTCGGCGCCGGTTGATAAAGGCGCATTAAAACAATCCATTAGTACACAACGAAGCGGAAAATCCGTCAATGTTGTAGCGGCTGCAAATTACGCGCCTTATGTTGAATTTGGAACCGGTGGCCGCGTTGATTTAACCGACATGACGGAATTAGGCATTCCGGAAAGTTACGCGGCACAATTTAAAGGCAAAGGAATTAAAGACGTTAATTTGCCGGCGCGTCCGTTCTTTTTTAGTTCGGCGCGAATTGGATTTAAAAATTTATTAAATCGTCTTAATGGCGAAATACAAAAAGCAATTAAATAATGTTAGAAGCTATCCATTTTGTACGCAAAGCAATCATTGCAAAATTAAACGGTAACGTTACAATTGACGGATCCAACGTTCCGATTTATGGACGCGTTCCAACAAATGCAAGTTATCCATTTGTCCGCGTTTATTCAGTTTCAAACGACGAAACGGACCAAAACCAAAGTTCGTTTAATATTGAAACAATCACACGAATTGAATGCGTGACACGATTTGCAAGTGATGACGGCGGCGAATTAGATTGCAATTTAATGGTTTCACAATGTTTGGAACAATTGCGCACACGTTCAGCAAATTATATTGATTTGACCGCCAACGGTTTTAATGTTTATGCAAGCGTAAACGAGGGCGTCAAATATTTAGAAGACGATTTAAAAGACTTTACTTATTATCGCGCCATTATTGAATTGTCAAATAAAATTGAACAAATCGACGCGGTGGGCGGTTTACAAAGCGAATTGCAAAACGAATTACAATCTTAAAATATAACCAATGGCAAAAATAACCTATTCAAATAAAACAGACAATCAAACGTCAGCATTGCCGGCAATTAATAAAGTAACCGCCGCAGATTTAAACGAAATAAAAACGTCAGTCAATGACATATACGACACGTTGGGCGGTTTTGCGTTTTATGAAGATGCAACAACGGCAACAACGCCAATAAATATTTCAGCGGACACCTGGACCGATTTAACAAACGATAAATCCGGCGCCGGTACATTAACGACTTTTAAACCGTCATATGTTAGCGGCGATTTATGGGATTCAGCAACAAATACAATTGATTTAGACGAAATACCAAACGGAAAAATTATTGTAGTAAGAACGGATTTTGAATATACGGCCGGTTCGTCAAATCAACACGTTGACGCGAGAATATATTTTCCGGACATTTCAAAAGAATTACATTTTTTACATTCGGATTTAGGTTCAGTTCATGGCGCACATCATTTTGTTAATACAATGCAATTTTATACGGATTCAAATATCCAAACATCGGACGCAAAAATTCAGTTTCAAGCAAGCGGAAGCGGAACATTAAAAGTAAACGGATTTTTAATAACAGTTTTAAGTTTCTAAAAAATGAATGATTTTAAGTTATATGTATTGAACACATTTTCGTTTATGGTTTCGTTTACTGCAATTGACGAAATTTTAAAAATATTATTATTAGCCGTTTCAATAGGTTACACCGCACAACGTTGGTATTATTTGAATAAAAATAAAAATGACTAAAATTGATGAAAACACACAATTTAAAATTAATATAAAAACAATTATTGCAATTTGTTTTGGTATTTTATCAATTGCCGGCGTTTATTTTACTTTAATAGCTAAAATTCAGCAAATGAATATTAATTTAATGCGAATGTCTACCGAATTAGAAATGAATTCAGAATTTCGTATTAAATGGCCGCGTGGAGAAATGGGCGCATTGCCGGACGACGCCGAACAAAATTTGCGTTTAATTTATATTGAAAAATACCAGGAAAAAACAATGGTTGATTTGGATAATTTAAAATTAAAGGTTAAAGAATTAGAGGGTTGTATTAACGAAAATTAAAAAATATGACTAAAAATTTTAAAATTAACGAATTTGAATGTAATTGCGGAAATTGTAAAATAACCGCCGACGTTAAAAACAATTTAATTAAGTTGGCGGACCAATTGCAAATTTTGCGTGACAAAGTACAAAAACCAATTAAAATAAATTCGGCGTATAGATGCGCCAATTACAACGATAATGTTGTCAAAGGCGCCAAACATTCACAACATAAATTTGGCAAGGCTGCGGACATTGTAATTGACGGAATGACGCCAAACGATGTTCACGAATTAGTTTGCGAAATGGTTGAATTGGGTCAAATAAATTTTGGCGGAATTGGAAAATATGACACGTTCACACATTTAGACATTCGCGATTATTCGGCGCGTTGGGATTATACCAAAAAATAATATTATGCCAAAGAAAAAATTTAAGGACACGAAAGTTGGGCAATTTTTATTGAAAAAAATTCCGGGATTTGTTGGCGACGTATTGCCGGACAAAGGCGTTTTGGGCGTTGTTAAAAATTTAATTGATAACGAACCGGAATTGACGCCGGAACAAAAAAAAGAATTACACGACGAATTGATTGAGTTCTACAAATTAGAAGTTGCGGACCGCGATTCAGCGCGTAAACGTGAAGTTGAAAAGGCAAAAACCGGCGGTTTTGATTTGATGTTTAATTTAACCGGAATTATTGGTTTATCTGCATTTGCTTTTATTATTTACGCAATTGTTTATTTACAAATACCGGAATCAAACAAGGAAGTTTGGATTCATTTAATTGGTATTTGTGAAGGAATTGTTTTATCAATATTTGGTTATTTTTACGGTTCGGCGGTTCGCAAAAACAAATAATTATGGCGCGCAATAAAACGATTATAACAACATTTAAGAAAGTAAAAAAGAAACGCAAAGGCGTACATTCAAAAAGCAAAAGTTCGTCAATTAAAACGTCTAAAAACTACAAAAAGAAATATCGCGGTCAAGGCCGTTAAATATCTTTTTTAATTTTTGTATTTTTGCTAAAAACAAATTTATATGTCATTAGCAGACGACGCAAAATTATTGTTAATTCCTACGGGTTACAAAACATCAAAAGTTTATTCAGTATTTCCAACAGACGGCGACGGAGATTTCACATACACACGAAGCGGAAACGCGTCAAGGGTTAATCCAGGCGGTTTGATTGAAACGGTTGGAACAAATATTCCGCGAATAGATCATTTCGGCGGCGGTTGTCCAACGCTGAATTTGGAACCGCAAAGAACAAATGAATTCACATATTCGGAAGAATTTAACCAAAGTGTTTGGTTTAAATCAAATTGCACAATTACAACAAATCAAATAATTGCACCGGACGGAACATTGACCGCCGATTTAGCAACATCAACCGGAAATGGCGGTGGCGTTTTTCGGTTTTCAAGTTGGACAACGACACAAAAAACCGCGTCAATATTTGTTAAAAAAAACATTTCAAGCACCGTCGAAATATTGAACGCAAGTTCCGGTTTAAATAGAGTTGTTTTTGATTTAGATTCCGGAACAATAACAACACAAGGCGGAACAATGACCGGAACAATTGAAGATTTCGGCAACGGTTGGTTTAGATTAAGCGCAACGCATGCAACGGTAACAGGAAATCAAACATTTGGTTTAAGACCGGCAACAAATCAAAGTTTATTTATATGGGGCGGACAATTTGAAATTGGTTCTTATCCTACAAGCTATATAAAAACCACAAGCGGACAAGTCACACGACAAAAAGACCAATGTTTAAATGGTGGGGTCGCCGATTTGTTTTCGTCTGAAGGCACAATTTTTATTGACGTTGTGCCATTCAAAACAAGTTCGTCATTTACTGCAATAAGTTTAAATGACGATAGTTCGTCAAATAGATGCGAATTTTTCTTTTATGCAAGTTCAAATCAAGTTCGTTTCATTATTGCTGGCGGCGGTGGTGGTTTAACATTAAGTCATTATGAAACTATTACATATAATCAACGTAATAAAATGGCAATAACATTCAAGGAAAATGAAGCTAAAGTTTATTTAAATGGTACGTTGGAATTGACCGACACAAGCGTTGACGAAATGATTGGTTTAGATAGGTTAGAATTTACTTTATTTAATGGCACTTTAAATTTTGAGGGCAAAATACACGACACAAGAGTTTATGACCGCGTATTGACACAAACCGAAGCCGAAACACTAACAACACTATAATTATGGCGCATATAGTTAAAAAATACGAGTTTGAAAATGAATCAATAGTTGATAAATTGATTTATAATTTAGGCGTTGAAATCGACGACGACGGAAACGAATTTCCAACACATAAAAACGCCATTGTTAAAATTGGAAACTTTATTGTTAAGGACGGCGAATATGACGACGATTTAAACGAAATCACACCGCCGGTTTTATACGATAAATTTTGCGTTGACGTTTTTTGGAATGACGAAAACGATTCAGCAATTGCGGAATGGTCCGCGTACGAAATAACAATTCAAGACGAAGGCGTCCACAAGTTCGCCGGAGTTAATTATATCACGAAAGAATAAAATAAATAATTCGTATATTTACAAAAAATTTAATAAACTTTAAAATATAAAAATATGGCTACAACGGGAGTTTTTAACGGAACAAATTTAATTTTATCGGTTGAGGGTGCAACAGTTGGACACACAACAAGTTGTTCAATGTCACTATCAATGGACACACCGGAAGCAACAACAAAAGATTCAAACGGATTTTCAGAATATATCGGCGGCGTAAAAGGTGGCGAAATATCATTTGAAGGTTTAATTGCTTATGATGACAGTTCAAACGCTATTGAAATGGCGGATTTCTTATTGGCGCGTACTCAATTAACGTGCGTATTTGGAACAGAAGAAACCGGCGACGTAATATATACGGCGGAAGGGTTTTTGTCAAGTGTTGAAATGTCAGCGGAAATGGAAGCGGCCGTCACTTATAGCGGATCGATTACTATCACCGGTGCAATCACCAAATCAACAAATTAAAAAGATTTAAAAGTTTATTATTTTGGCCGCCGTCATTTTTTGGCGGTGGCTTTTTTTATTATTAACGACAAACAACAAATAAAATGGCAAACAAACACAAAGGTTATATCGACATCAATGTCGGTGGCAAAAAAAGAACATTACACTTTTCAATGAATTTTTGGTCGGAATTTACCGAACAATTAGGGATTTCACTTCAGGACATTGGCGACGTATTTCAAAACGGTATTTCATTAAAAGGATTGCGCGCGCTTATTTATTCGGCTATATTGGCAAACGATCAAGAAAACGGAAATGAAATCGATTATAATATTTATTCGGTTGGTTCGTGGTTGGACGAATTAGAAGCCGAATCCATTAACAAAATAGTTGAAACAATGCTTCAATCCAAAATTTTAGGGAATAGTTTAAATTCAGAAATTGAAAAGCCGGGAAAGCCAAAGCCGCTAAAGAAATAACATTTGAATCATTAACCGATTATTATATTGGTTTAATAGGCACAAAACCGGACGATTTTTGGCGGCAAACGTGGCGTGAAAATGCGCTATTAGCCGAATTTTATCACAACAACGTCAATTTGCAATGGGAACAAACGCGATATATTGCGACAATGGTCCACAATTCACAATGTCAAAAGAAATCGCAAATGTTAAAACCGGATCAATTATTTCAATTGCCGGTTGACAAAGCAAGAAAAAAAGAACGTGCAAAACCAAAATCAACGCGTGAACAAATGGAAGCGTTTAAGTTGAAAGCCGAATCAATGACAAAGAAAACGACGCTAAAATAAAAGCGTCTTTTTTTTTGTATTTTTGTTTAAAATATTTTCTTTATGGCCGAATCAAATCTTAAGTTAAATATCACCGGCGATTCGTCGAAATTAAAAAGCGCTTTAAATTCAGCAAGTTCGCAAATGTCTTCATTTGGTTCTAAAATGCAAAGCGTTGGCAAATCAATGACGGCAAAATTGACATTGCCATTAGTGGCGGCGGGTGCTGCGGCTACAAAAATGGCGTTTGATTTTGATAAATCAATGGGACAAATTGAATCATTGGTTGGAATTGCCGGCGATGAGGTTAAAAAAATGGGTGAAGCGGCTAAAAAAATGGCCGTTGATACCGGCAGAAGCGCAAACGAAGCCGCTGAAGCGTTGTTTTATATTACTTCGGCCGGATTGAAAGGTTCGGACGCAACGGACACGTTAAACGCCTCTTTAAAGGCGGCGGCGGTTGGTTTAGGTGAAACAAAAGTCATTGCGGATTTGGCAACGTCTGCGATGAACGCATACGGAGTACAAAATTTAAACGCGTCCGCATCTACTGACATAATGGTTGCGGCCGTTCGTGAGGGTAAATTGGAAGCGTCGGCGCTTGCCGGTGCAATGGGTTCAGTCATTCCGATTGCTTCAAATATGGGCGTTGGATTTGACGAAGTCGGCGCGGCAATGGCTGCAATGTCAAGAACGGGAACGGACGCCGCTTCAGGTGCTACACAATTGACCGCAATATTAGCGTCAATAAAAAAACCAACAGAAGGCGCCGTTCAAGCAATGGCGAAAATGGGTTTAAGCACTGAAGACGTTCAAAAATCATTGAGTGAAGACGGACTTTTGGCAACTCTCGAAATGCTTCAAAGCGGTTTAAAACAAACCGGTCAAGATACAACGGCAATATTTCCAAATATTAGAGCGTTAAAGGGGGTTCTGGATTTGACGGGCGCCGGTATTGAAGACAATCGAAAAATATTTGACGCATTATCCAATACAATGGGCGCAACAGACGAAGCGTTTAAAAAGACATCACAAACCGCGTCTTTTCAAATGACGCAAGGATTGAACGCAATGAAATCGTCGTTGTTGTCAGTCGGTCAAGTTATATTGACGGCGGTTGCGCCGGCGGTTCAAAAAATAGGCGCTTTTTTTACAAGTTTGTCCGAAAAATTTAAGGCATTAAGTCCAACAACGCAAAAAATAATTGTGGCTTTTGCCGGAATTGTTGCGGCATTAGGTCCGGTCATTGCTATAATTGGAACACTTTTAACAATGGCGCCGGCAATCGGCGCGGCCTTTACTTTGATGATGGGGCCGGTTGGTTTAATTATCGCCGGATTAACCGCAATCGCCGTTGTAATATATAAAAATTGGGCCGGTATAAAAGCCGCGTTAATTAAAGTCGGTAATTATTTTATTGAATTATACAATAATTCTTTACCAATAAAATTGGCGGTTAATGCTATTATAATGCAATTTAAAAACTTTTTAGCGGTTGGAAAATTTGTTTTCAAATCAGTTATTTCAGTTTTTAAAGCGTTCGGAAATGCTGCATTGGGTATTTTGGGCGGCGTTGGTGATTTAATTATGGGCGTTTTCACTTTTGATATGGCGAAAATCAAACAAGGGTTTTCGGGTATTGGTGACGCAATGAAAGGCGGTTTTACCGAAGCAATTGACGGTATAAAAGAAAACGCGTCCGAATTGGGAACGTCGGTCGTTGACAATTTTAACGACGCATTAAATGCGGGCAAAATAGATAAAATAAAAGTTGACGCCGAAGTTGTTTCAGGCGGTGAAGCGGATTCAGTTGCAGCGCCTTCAGTTGATACGCCATCAACAACGTCCGGTTCAAGTTTTGTTGTTACGCCGGTTTTAGATCCTGAAGCGGCTGAAAAATTAAAGGCATTAAATCAGGAAATTAATAGCGCATTAGTAACAAACGACGCACAAGCATACGAGCAAAGAAAAGCAGATGCGACGGCATATTATGACAATTTGATTAGTCAAGTTACTGAAGGATCAGAAAAGGAAAAATCATTAAAACAAGCAAAAACCGAAGCGCTCGCGCAAATGGAATCGGAAGAGCAAGCCAGGATTTTAGAATTAAAACAACAGTTTGCAGATGCAACCGGCGCAAGTGAAGAGGAACAAAAAGCGTTGGAGTTGGCTCGCGTTCAGGCTAAATACGCGGAATTAAGACAATTAGCAATTGACAATAATTTAATGACCGCCGAACAACAAGCGGCTTTTGATATTGCACAAGCTGAAGCGGAGGCCGCCGTATATGAGGAAAAAAAGATGCGTTTTATGGGTTTTATGATGTCACAACAAGAAGCAGCCGAACAAATGCAAGCGATTGGAAGTGCGATAGACGGATCATTTGGTGCAATTGGTAATTCTATTACAAAAATGTTTGGCGGTGCTGAAACCGCAACGGGCGCATTTGTTGGTACATTAGCAAAAGACGCGTTAAAAATAGTCGCAAATAATTTAAAAATTGCGTTGTCCGGCGGATCAACCGCTGCGACGCAATCGGCGTCAGCATTTGGACCGGCGGCGGCGTTTGTTTTACCGGCATTATTAGCCGGCGCAACCGCATTAATTAGCGGTCAATTTGCAAAATTTGCCGACGGTGGTATTGTCAGCGGTCCAACAATGGGATTAGTTGGGGAATATCCAGGCGCGCGGTCAAATCCGGAAGTTATAGCGCCGTTAAACAAATTACAAGGAATGATTGGCGGCGTTGGTGGTGGCGGAAACGTAAACGTGACCGGTTCCGTTCGCGTTGACGGTCAAGACTTATTAATAGCAATAGAACGCGCCAATGAAACGGCCGGTCGAATATATTAAAACTAAATTATGGCGTACGGCGTTAAATACCGATTAATTTTTTCCGATGTTTTAGGATTTGGAAAAAAAGTTGAAATACTAAAAAAAGATTATACCGGCGACGTGTTACCAATGATAGCCGGCGCAAAACCGGTCCAAATTTCGTGGCAATCGTCAGACGATTTTTATAAACCAATTATTGGTTCAAAATGCACGTTGTCTTTATTGGTTACGGATTCAGTTTCTTATGACGATTTTTATAAGTTTGACGAACGCGAATATAAAGTTGTTGTTTCCTATGCCAAAAGTCAAGGCGAAATATACGCGGACCGCGTCGAAGCCGACGGCGGAACGTGTGAATCTTTTGAGTGCGTGGACAACGTTTTAAATAATTTCGAAACTATTTCAACATATTATCAAAACCGCGTTATTGAGGACGGCGGCGAAGTTGAATCGTTGTCGTGCGTTGCGGACGCCATAACCGATGACAATTTTTATCGTTGGGGTGCGTATTGGTCCGGCTTTTTAGTTGTTGACCGCTACAAAGAAAAATTAACAACACCGCCGTTTGGTATTACAATTAACGCATTTGACGGATTAGGAACGTTAAACAATTTTGATTCGCCGATTAGTTACAATAATAATAATGCGCCAACATTAATTCAAGTCAAAGAAAAGATTTTTGAAATACTTCAAAATTTAGATTTGGATTTAGATATTTATATGGCGTCAGATGTCAAAGATTTTGTTTTTGGTTTTTTTGAAAATCAAAATCTATTTACTTTTGGCTATCCGGAAATAAAAGGCGATTTTGATTTATACAACGCCAAAGAAATGTTGGAAAAAATATTAATTTTTGCAAATTGTCGTATTTTTCAAAGTTATAATAAATGGTATATTGTAGAATCAACAAATATATTTGATTATTACGTCAAAGACGAAATTTTCAACGAGGTATCGTCAACCGGTATTGTTCCAACAAATATCCGTGATCGCATTTCGTCAAAATTAAATTTTACTAAAAAAGAATTTATTGATTTTAGAATATACGACAAAGACGGCACAAGTTTAGGAACCGAACGTTTGCCGGTTTTATACGACAACAACAACGAATTAAAGGCGACAAACAACGATTTGTCGCGCGAATATTTACAACCGGTTTCGGAAGTACATACAATTTCGGATTTTGTAAAATATAAAACATCTTTTTATAATTCCGGTTTTGAATACGGTTCTTATGATTTTACAATTTTAAACGATGTTAGTTTAAATCCATTGGCAGAAATCGCAACGGACGAAATTTCATATAAAGGACGGCGGTCAATGAAATTAACAGATGACGCGCCAACATTTGGACAATTGCAATGTTTTAGTTATTCACAAAGTATTGATTTAAATGAATCAAATTTTGATGACGTTACATTTAAAATAAAATATTACATTAAATTTTTAACGTCATTAAGCATTGAAGTTAATTCTACTTTTCAATATCAAATAACCGTTTCGGATTCCGGTTTGAAATCATGGAACGCAACCGATAAAACATTTGTATCTGGTAGTTATGTAAATGAAATTGACGAAACAACGGCAAATCAATTTATATCGTATTCAGTAACACTTAAACAAGACGGTTTAATAAATCCGTCAAATACTTTAAACATAAATATATACAATACTGTTTGCGCTGCAACACAATACGAAACGACTTATTTTGATAATTTAGAAGTTTTAGTTAAAAAAGTTGAAAAGGAAACCGCCGAACAAACATTTGTTTCTAAATTAACAAATTCCGGTATAAATACAACAATAAAAACAAGAAAGGCGTTACCAATTATATATCCAGGTTATTCGAGAACGCGCGAACGTTACGGCTTTTTTAATACGTCAAATTTATATAGAGGAATAACAGACATAACAAACCAAAATATTGCAAACGATTTTCGCGAATATTTAACACGTTACGACGGAACATTTAGAAATTTAAAAGTTCAACCGCTATCGATGCATAATAAAGTTTGGTTTTATTGGACCGGTTTTGAAACCGATCCACAATCAACAATTATTGACGGCCTAAAATACGACATTAAAAACGCGTCTTTTAAATTAAAATCACATTTACCAAATGACGACGACGACGTGGACATTGACTTTATTGTAAACTAAAAAACGACATTGTTTTTGTTTGTCGGCCGTCGTATTTTCTTTTGAATTGCGGCGGTTTTTTTGTAAATATTTTTTTTATTTGAAAATAATTTTTTATTTTTGTGGTTCAATCTAAAAAAAGAAAACAATGTTTGAATCACATTTCAAAGGCGAAATGAAGCGTCTTAATTTAAAACGATACGACGTTTGCGAATTACTACAATGCACAATGCCAACGTTAAAATCACGACTACAAAATCCGGAATCATTTACAATTGGCGAGGTCATAATTTTAAAGACCGCCGAATTTGATTTAACCGGTATTTCTGAAAACTTAAATATATAAAAAACAATACAATGAAAACGATTAACATTAAAGGAAAAGAGTACATCACCGTCAACGAGAGGTTAAAACATTTCAGAACCGAACCAACATTTAAAGGTTGGCAAATATGCGAACAATTGGTTCACATTGACGAAAAGGAAGGAATTTTTAAAGTCACGATTTCAGATACAAAAGGCGTTGAAATGGCGTCGGCACATTCGCAAGAATACCGCGATTCGTCGTATATAAACAAAACGTCATTCGTTGAAAATGGTTTCACGTCGGCATTGGGACGCGCATTGGGTTATTTAGGCATTGGAATTGACACAAGTATTGCATCAGCAAACGAAGTGCAAAACGCCGTTAAAAACCAGGACAAGGACAACAAAAAATGGTTAACGGACGCGCAATTCAACGCAACGTTAAAAGCTACAAAAGAACAAGCGGAAAAGGTATTGTCCGGCTTTAAAATGAAAAAAGAATACCGCGAACAATTAATAAAAAAGTTTAATATTTAAAAACAAAAACAATGAGTTACGAACACAAAAACGGAAACGGAAGTTTATTCAAAAACACCAACAAAACAAGCGAAAACCAACCGGATTATTCGGGTTCAATTAAGTTGCAAGACGGAACGGACCAACAAATCGCGGCGTGGGTTAAAGAGGGCGCCAAAGGAAAGTTTTTTTCAATTAAATTATCCGATCCATATGTGAAGCCGGAAGCGGTGCAAACGGCCGAAGCGAGCGACGATTTGCCGTTTTAATCGGTAAAATGACAAACAAAACAAAAAGCGGTTTCAGATAAGAAGCCGTTTTTTTTATGTTAATATTTTGTAAATTGAAAATATATTTTTAGTTTTACAAAACATTTAAAAAATTAAGAAAATGGAAAACACAATTGAATTTTTGTATTTGCGAATTAATGCAATGCAAAAGAAAATAGAAAAATTAGAAATGACTATTTCAGAAATTAACAATTATTATTTAATTGACCGCAACGTCGATACAAAACAATTGACACAATGAAAGCACAATTTGACACAAACGAACAATATCATTCAGCGCCTGGAATTAGCGCGTCCGGTTTAAAATCAATACATAAAAAATCGGTTTATCATTTCATTAACCAAAAGCCGTTCGAATCGTCGGCAATGGCATTGGGGACGGCGGTTCATTGCGCAATGTTAGAACCGGAAATGTATTATAAAGAATTTCACGTCATGCCGAAAATTGACCGCCGAACAAAAGCCGGAAAAGAACAATTCGCCATTGAACAAAAAAAGGCGGAGGGCAAAAAATTAGTGGCGTTTGATGACCACGAAAAAATCACTAAAATTTTGGACAATTTCAGAAATCACGATTTAGCGCAACAATATTGTAAAGGCGAAATCGAGTTGTCACATTACACACAACACGAGGGTTTGGACGTACGCGTTCGGCCGGATTGTTTGAACCGCGTCGAAAACTTTATTTCGGACGTTAAAACGTGCCAGGACAACGCGCCAATGGCGTTTCGTCGTGATGTTTATAAATACGGCTATCATTTACAAGCGGCTTTTTATTGTGATATGTTAGGCGTTGACAATTTTAAATTTATCGCGGTCGAAACGAATTATCCGTTTTCGGTTGAGGTTTACACGTTAAGCGATGAAATGATTGAACAAGGGCGCAAAGCGTGGAAACGTGCGTTTGCCGATTGGAAAATTTATTGTGAAACCGGCATTGTTTCCGGTTATATTTGGAACGATTTTCACGACGACGGAAGTTTAATTTTGTAATTTAAAAAAATGGAATTAGAATATTTAATAAAAAAAGTAAATAAACATTTTAATTGTGATATAAAAAAAGATACTCGCGAACGTGAATTTGTAATGGCGCGCGGTGCATTCTTTTGGCTTGCAAGACATACGAGTAAAAAATCAGTTAAAAAAATCGGCGCGGCGGTCAATCGCGATCACGCGTCGGTTGTTTATGGTTTAAAAAACTTCAATGATTGGTTGAGGTTTGACGAATTTTTCAAAGCCGATTTCGAGAGTTTAAAAATCGCGGTTTTGTCAGAATTTAAAACGGAAAAATTAACGCCGGAATCAATGTTGTATAAATACAATTCAATGTTAATTGAAAACGAAATATTAAAAAAAGAAATAAAAAAATTAAAAAGATTATAAAATGCAAATAAAAATTAAAATAAAAGAGGTTAAAAAAGACCATTTCGAATTGTCATTTAAAACGTATAAACACGAATTATGCGGAACGTTTGAAAAGGCGGAATTGCGAAATATTATTGAAACATTAGACAACGCAATTGTGTAATGGCGAATCCTTACGAAAAATATTTGGGCGGCGAAGACAAATTGCAGCGTGCAATTATTAACTATTTGCAAATGCAAT